CTTAAAAAATTGGATTCGACAAAAAAGTATTCTGCTGAGCGAGAGTTTCTTACTAATTCACAACGACGCAACATGTTTATTCGCAATTTACTCTGGTCGTTAGAAGGTCAGAATAATTTGGTTTTATTTGATTTAGTTGAAAAACATGGTAAGATCTTAGAGCCTTTGCTTCGCAAAGACGATCGTCAACTTCATTTTATATATGGTGGAACTAAAGGAGATGAACGTGAACGGATTCGAAATTTGGTGGAGAACGATCCAGTCAAGCAACATGATATCCTTGCATCTTATGGCGTTTTTTCGACTGGTGTAAACTTAAAGAAACTTGATAATGTGATCTTTGCTTCTGGCTCTAAGTCTGAGATCAAAGTATTACAATCAATTGGTCGTGCCCTGAGAAAGGGCAACGACGCCGATAAGGCAACTCTATATGACATTACTGACGACTTGAGCTCTGGCTCTTTTGAAAATTATACATTAAAGCATTTTAGAAAACGGATCGAGATCTATGGCTCCGAGCAATTTCCATACAAGATGTATAGCGTAAACATATAGTATTGCTTTGTTGCTGATAAATCAGATTATAACAGGCTCGTCGAAAATGTCAACAAGTTTTTTCAATTAATTAACAGTTGACATTTCGAGTAACTGTATTATAGTAAGTATAGGAGGTACTTTATATGGCACGCAAACGCAATTATGTAAACAACAAAGACTTCCTGGACGCACTCATTGCATACCAAGCCGCATGTAGAGAAGCTGAGGATCAAGGCGAAGACACGCCTAGAGTTCCAGACTACGTTGGTGAATGTATCTATAAGATCGCAACCAGGCTAGCAACTAAACCAAACTTTTCTGGTTATTCTTACAAAGAAGATATGATTTCAGATGGGATTGAAAACTGCTTGCAGTACATCAACAACTTTAATCCTGAGAAATCTCAAAATCCATTCGCTTATTTCACACAAATTATTTGGTATGCATTCCTTCGTCGAATTGCAAAAGAGAAAAAGCAAATGTACATTCGCTACAAGTCATCTCAACAAATGATTGCTGCTGGGTCTACTTATGATTCTCAGGCAGGTGATGAGCTTCAACTTAATCTATCAGTCAATGCTGACTATATCAACGACTTTATTGAAGATTTTGAAAATAAGTTAGCTAAGGATAAAGAAAAGAAATCATGAAGATTGCAATCGTAACAGACATGCACATAGGAGTTCGTGGTGATTCAAAGATTTTTGCCGACCATCAAGAAAGATTCTTTACAGAAGTATTTTTCCCTTATTTGGACGAACACGATATTAAAGTTGTATTTGATCTCGGTGACACTTTTGATCGTCGTAAGTATGTTAACTTCGTTTCTCTAAAAAGAGGAAAGGAGTTTTTCTTCGATCAAATGGCCAAGCGTGGTATTGAGTATCATGCTTTAGTTGGTAACCACACGACTTATTATACTAACACAAATGAAGTCAATAGCATGAATTTGCTACTTCGTGAGTATGATAACTTTACCATTTACGAGCATGAAGCAAAAGAGTTGACAATGGGATCAACTAAGTTTATAATGGTACCGTGGATTAATAAAGAAAACGCGGAATCAATTCTTGAAACTGTTCAAAAATCTGATGCTAATGTTTTGTGCGGCCATCTTGAGCTTAAAGGCTTTGAAATGATGAAAGGTCAACTTTGTACGCATGGATTAGATAAAGATCTATTTTCTCAGTTTGAACAAGTTTGGTCTGGTCATTTTCATCATCCTTCGCATCATGGCAATATTCAGTATCTTGGTGCTCCATACGAAATGACTTGGTCAGATTATCAAGGGCGTAGAGGTTTTCATGTATTTGATACTGAAACTCGCAATCTAGAACGTCATGATAACCCATTCCAAGTTTTCCATAAGATTGAATACGATGATGCCGACATGACTATTGATGATGTAGCAAACCTTGATACAACAAACATCAAAGATGCATACATTAAAGTCATCGTAAAAAATCGTACTAATCCATACATTCATGATTTATTTTTAAATCGACTTACTAATGAAGGCGCTGCCGATGTTAAATCGATTGAAGATACATTGAACTTTGAGCATGAAGGCGTTGAAGATATACTTGATGAAACAAAAGATACCAAAGATATTCTTCATGGATATATTGATGCGCTTGAAACTCGAGTAAATAAAGCAAGCATCAAAACAGTTGTTGATGACTTATATAATGAGGCACTAAGTATTTAATGAAAATTGTTTTTAAGAAACTCCGTTATAAGAATATCTTATCAACGGGTAATTCGTTTACTGAAATTCAGCTTGATCGAAGATCTACAACTCTAATTAGTGGCACGAATGGTAGTGGTAAATCGACAGTACTCGATGCCATTACCTTTGCTCTTTATGGAAAAGCTTTTCGTAAAATTAAAAAAGACCAATTGATTAATAGTATTAACGGCCGTGAACTTCATGTTGAAGTTGAGTTTATGATTGGCCAGAATTACTATATGGTTAAGCGTGGTATCAAACCAGGCTTCTTTGAGATTTGGCTCAATGGTAATTTGATTAATCAAGATGCAGCTGCTCGAGACTATCAAGCATATCTTGAACAAAACATTCTTAAATTAAATTACAAATCGTTTGGCCAAATTGTAGTGCTTGGTAGCGCTACGTATGTTCCTTTTATGGAATTACCTACGGGTACTCGAAGAGAAATCATTGAGGATCTTCTTGATATTCAGGTATTCAGCACTATGAATACTTTGCTTAAAGAAAAGCTTACTGAAAACAAAGAAGAGATTACTGAAAATAGTTACCAACGAGATCTAACAGAATCGAAAATTGAATCGGCAGAAGCTCATAATGCTTCAATTCGTCAAATTCGCCAAGATGAAGTTGATAAAATCAAGGAGAAGATGGGTGAGCACATATCAAAAATTGAAACTGAGAAAACAGAAATTGAAAGCGCTCAAGAAGCTATTGAAGAAAAACTCGCAACCATCACAGACAAAGCAGAAGTTAAAGCAAAACTAGATAAGGCTAAACACCTTCATTCTGAAATCAATGCTACACTTCGTAACTATATGAAGGAACTTGCATTTTATCATGATAACGATAACTGTCCTACTTGTAAGCAAGGCATTGAGCATGATTTCAAACAAGAAAAAATCTCAGCTGGCGATCAAAAAGTAGCCGAACTTGAAAAAGGTATTGCTGACCTATTATTGAAAGTAAATGATTATGAGGCAAGACTTGAAGCAATCTCAGGAGTTGAAGACGAGGTTGCAGGACTTAACCTGCAAATTAGCGAACATCGAGCAACAATTAAAATTTCAAAGAATGCACTTGTATCTTACAAAGCTGAACTTGATAAGGCTGAGGAAGAAGTTGAGGCCGTTGACCAAACCGCGCTTAATAAACTTAAAGAGGCTATGGCTAAATTAAATAATAGTCAAACAAGTTTATTTGATGCAAAAGAAGTTCTTGGTGTGGTGTCAACAATACTTCGAGATGGTGGCATCAAATCTCGTATCATTGCTCAATATATTCCTGTTATGAATAAGCTTATCAATAAGTACTTAACAGCTTTTGATTTGTTTGTAGACTTTCAGCTTGATGAAAACTTTAATGAACAAATCAAATCTAGATTCCGTGACGCATTTTCTTATGCTTCATTTTCTGAAGGTGAAAAGCTTCGCATCACATTGTCTATTATGCTAGCATGGCGTACTGTTGCTAAACTTCGTAACTCAGTATCAACTAACTTGCTTATCCTTGATGAGACGTTGGATGGCGCTTTAGATGGTGTAGGTATTGACTCGTTAATTGATACATTGCACAATTTGAACGCAGACGATAACATTTTCGTTATCAGCCACCGAGGAGATCAGTTTGGTGAAAAGTTCCATAGCCATATACGTTTTCAAAAAATTAAGAACTTCAGTGAAATGGCCGCATAAACTAGTTGACATTTCTCCATTCCTAGTATACTATGGTCTTATGATTGAAAAGGATACCCATGTCTAAATTCTATACCAACGTCGAACGCTTTATCAACGAAATCAGATGGCGTGGCTATGAAAATGGCCGGCCATTCATGCGTAAGGTAAAGTTTAAGCCGACCTTGTTTGTTCGTGCTCGTGAAAATGCCACTCATAAATCTTTAATTGGTGACGTACCTCTAGGTGCAACACGATTCAATAGCATGACAGAAGCTCGTGATTGGATTGGCCAATACCAAGATGTACATGGCTTTGAAATCTTTGGTACACAAAATTATGTGACTCAATTCATTCAACAAGAATATCCAGACGATATTCAATTTGATATTACAAAAATTAATATTGCATCTTTCGATATCGAGGTTGATATTAGCGGTGGATATGCCGATATCGATTCTGCAGATAAAGAAATTACATCTATTGCTTATAAGTCTTCTAAATCTGATACTTATCATCTACTTGGTCGTAAAGATTTTGACAAACATCAAACAATCACTGGCATTGATCCAGATGATATTTCGTTTATGAAATTTGATACCGAAGAAGCTTTGCTTCGCCGGTTTATTGATATTTGGACTTATGACTATCCTGACGTTGTAACAGGTTGGAACGTTGAATACTTTGATATTCAATATCTTCTTACTCGAGTTACTCGTTTGCTTGGTGAAGAAACAACAAAGAAGTTCTCGCCTTGGGGGCAAATCCGACCGCAGTCTCGTACATTTTTTGGTAAGGACCAACGGACATATCAAATTTCTGGCATCTCAATCATCGATTACATGGATGCTTTTAAAAAGTTTGGTTACAAGTATGGACCACAAGAATCGTACAAGCTCGATCATATCGCCCACGTAGTCCTAGGCGAAAAGAAGTTGGACTACTCTGAATATGGAAACTTAAACGCGCTTTATGAACAAAATCCTCAACTATATCTCGACTACAACCTCAAAGATACACAACTTATCCAACGCATGGAAGACGAGTCTGGACTTCTTTCTCTCGTTCTTACCGTTGCTTATGGTGGTGGCGTTAATTATACTGACGCTTTCGGAACTGTAGGAATTTGGGAAACAACTATCTATCGTCGATTAATGAAAGATAAAGTTGTTCCAAATCTTAAAGGTGGACCCGGTGAAAGAGCAGGCGAACTTGTTGGTGGCTATGTTAAAGATCCAAAAGTCGGTATGCATCCTTGGGTTGTATCCTTTGATTTGAACTCTCTATATCCGCACTTAATGTTGCAATATAATCTATCTCCTGAAACATATGTTGAAAGCACTCGTGAATATGTATCTCAGGAAATGGTTCTTGATGGTAAATATCAAAATCAATCTGAATATGCAGTGTGTGCTAATGGTGCCTGCTTCCGTAAAGATAAACTTGGTATTATTCCTGAAATCATTGACGAGTACTATGGTAATCGTAAAAAGATTAAGCAAGACATGCTTAAAGTCGAACAGGAAATTGAACAAGAAACAAATCCTCAACGTAAAAAAGCTTTACAAACTCAACAAACTCAGTTGCATAACAACCAAATGGCTATCAAAATTGCTATGAACTCGCTTTATGGTGCTACAGCAAATATCTATTTCCTATACTATATTAACGATATGGCTGAAGCAATTACAACATCTGGCCAGCTTTCAATTCGATATGCTCAAAAGTCTGTAAATGCATATCTCAACAAGTTACTCAAGACAAACAACAAAGACTACATCATCTATATCGATACCGACAGTATCTATGTTGATATGTCCGGTGTTGTAAAAGCATCATTTGGCACTGTTGACATTGATCGTAAGAAAGGTGAGGAGTTCCTTGACAAAGTTTGTCAAATGAAAATCGAAGAAGTAATCGAAAAAGGTTACGAAGAACTTGCTTCCAAAATGGGTGCTTATCGTAATGCGATGGTAATGAAACGAGAAAAAATCACTGATCGTTCTATCTTTATTGCTAAAAAGCGATATATTATGAACACACTTAACTCCGAAGGTGTTCACTATGATGTACCAAAGATTTCAGTAACTGGCCTCGAATCAGTTCGTTCTTCTACTCCTGAAGTATGCCGTGATAAACTCAAAGAAGCATTCAAGGTAATCATGAATGAAGGTGAAGAGGCTATCCAAAAGTTTATTGCAGAATTTAAAGACGAATTTAAGCGATTACCAGCCGAAGATGTTGGCCGCAACTCAGGCACGGATAGCATTGAAAAATACAAAAGCAAAGCAACCTTATACAAAAAAGGCTGTCCAATGCATGTTCGTGGCTGTATTCTTTACAATCATTATCTTCGTCGAAATGGTCTTAATACTCGGTATGAAGAGGTTCAATCTGGCGACAAAATCAAGTTCGTATATCTTCGGGTACCAAATCCAATTAAAGAAAACATTATCTCTTTTCCTGGTGTGTTACCAAAAGAACTTGGGCTTGACAAGTATATCAACTATGATCTTCAATTTGAAAAAGTATTCCTTAGTCCATTGGAAGCAATTCTTGAAGCTGTTGGTTGGACCGCAGAAAAACAACAAACATTGGAGGATTTCTTTTCATGATGATAGCAAATAGGGAAAAACTTGAAGTGCTTACCATTACAATGGAAGAATGCGCAGAAGTAATTAAAGAATGTGCTAAAATACAACGTTATGGTCTTCAAGGAAATAAAGAAAAACTTGAAACAGAAATTGGAGATCTAGGATGTATGTTTGACATTCTAGCAGAATATGATATAATCGACTTAGGTAAAGTAAAAGAAGCCGCTAAGAATAAACGTGAAAAACTTAAAAAATGGAGTGATTTAAATGTCTGATTGGGCAAATGATATTTACATGATGCATAACAAATTTGGTGTGCGTGATTGGTTTGAAGCAAATAAAGATAACAAGGAACTGATGCGTAAGTATCTTATGTTCCGTGCTTTAATGTGTCAGGAGGAATTGAGTGAAACTCTTACCGCAATCAATAATGGAGATGCTGAAGAAATCGTTGACGGTCTTATTGATCTTTGTGTTTTTGCTATTGGCACTCTCGACGTATTTGGTGTTGATGCTAATGACGCTTGGGATCGTGTTTATAGTGCTAATATGGCTAAAGAGCCTGGAGTTAAGCCGGGCCGTCCTAACCCGTTTGGGCTCCCTGATCTCTTAAAGCCAGGTGGATGGACACCGCCAACTCATGATGGTAATCACGGCGAGTTTGAAAAAGCTCTAGATGTTTTACCACCAGTAAAGCCTGACGGCGGTTGGTAAAATGTCGAAGCTTATCCAGATAACCGACATTATCGAGACTAGGCTTCGTAAAGAAAAAGAGTTGGAGTATTATCAGGCCGAGCTTGAGAAACTCCAACAAAAAATGTTTTTTCTCCGAAAAGATATTGAAATCACAAACCTCATAATAAATATGATTGAGACAGATCAGATTTATGACGTCAAACAAAATATGATTGAGAGAAAAGATGAATCAAGCTGAAATGTTTACACAAGAAGAAATGGGCTTTGATAAGGCCCCAAAGAAACTTACAGACGAACAAATGGTAAGTATTCTTTTAACAAAAGCCCATTGGACTCGATCAGAACCTTGGACTCAAATAGCAGAACGTTTAGCAGAATTATCGCAAAATAACCGTTGACATTTGTTTTAAGATGATATAGATTAATCTCAAAGGAGATTAATATGATTGTGATACATGCTTCTGGTGGAACGCGTAAAGAAAAAGAATTAGCAGAAAAAGTTGCTTATTGGTGTGTTAAGAAATTAATGCCACGTTTACGTAACATCGAAATCTCAATTGAAATTAAAAACTTAAAAGGCAACTGGGCTGACGTAATGATGGAAGAATCTCGAAGAGAGTACACAATACGTTTACAGCGTGGGTTGTCTTTATTTGATTTAATATCAACAATGTGCCACGAAATGGTCCATATAAAACAATACGTTCGTAAAGAAATGGATGAATTTGGTGGTCGTTGGAAAACACGTAAAGTTGCTCGTGATACAAACTATTTTGATTTGCCTTGGGAAAAAGAAGCATTTAAAAAAGAAACAAAATTGGCAATCGAATGCGTGCAAGAAATCAATTTTGTATTAAAATAATAGTAACAAATAGTAACAATTTTAAGTGTTAACGTTAACAATATTACCTTAGTGTCATATATAATTTATATGAATATCACGGAGGATATTATGACTGCCGCTGAAATTAAATTTGCTAATGAACTTATGTACGCTGTGAAAGGACATCTCATTCCAAAAGAATATAGTGAAAAAGACGTTCAATCTGTATACGACGGATATATGAAACGTCTCTGGGGTAACCACGAACGCATGTCTTACTGTAAAGATGACTTTGAAAGGCTTTGGCAATCAAAGCACGAAGAAGATCTCGAAGGTGTCGCTGTTTTGGGTTACGATTAAAACTTTTTTCACTTTTTTTGAAATTAAATCAAAAAAGTTGTTGACATTTGCGTTAGAATAGTATAGATTGTTTATATAAGGTAAAACAAAGGAACAATCAAATGCTACTACCAAATGGTTCAATGATCAAACAAGATGTAATCGATTGCTTTAACCGCGCCGTTGAAAATGATTTCAACACACGCCCAGGCGTTGGTACTACAGACTTTTGGAACTTTGTTGAGTCTGATATGTATTCAGAACTACGCATTTTCTATAATTCACAATACATCGACGAATGTTTTGAAGCCTTAGCTGACGATTTCGAAGGTAACCTAAACCTTGAGCGTATTGAAATCTTGAAAAAAGATTTTCTAGGTATGGAGGCGTAATTATGGAAAAGCTACTTACAGCTGAAGAATACGCCACTTATGAAGATTACTGCAAATCACGTCGTCAAATTGGTTTAGGCGTTATTCCCCTATCTCTTTTCAAAGCACTTAAAGCAAATCCACTTCCAGCATCGGAGAAGTAATATGTCAGATCTTAAATTCACAACCGCCGGCGATTACCTTGCAGATCAAGCTGCACCTAAAGAAGAATTCCGTGGTAAGCTATATGATAGCCGCCACGGTGG